TCTCTTGCCCATAGGGTAAGGGTCCAGCCTGGGGTCGGTGTTGCAAATCCAGATCGCCGGCTTACCCCACCTGATGTTCATCTTGTGCTTGTACTTGTCAGTCACCGTAAACTCGTATTGCCCCCCCAACCATTGCTTGTATTGTCGAAAGTCGGCCAGTCCGCCTCCGATATCATCGAATACGGCGTACTCGCAAGACTCGGCGTTGAACATGTCCAAGTTGAACAGCCCACCGAAGTAGGCGTGTGGGCCAAGGCTTCTTGCCCAAACAGTCTTTCCCAGTCGTGTGGCTCCATACAAGACCAATCCCCTCGGCCTAACCAAAATTAGCATAAATTCAGGCAACAGCCGGTGGGGCCCCCGCCCGCGAGGCCGAAGGGGAGGGGGTGGCCAGGGGCCCCCCCCCGGAGGCATGCGTGAGCGGCAGGGGTCCGGCTGGCGCGAGGCAATATCACCTGCCGCGCGGCGAGCGCACCCTAGCATAGATGTGTCCGCTTTTTAACTTACCTACCTGAGTAGTGCTGCCTGTGTTCGTTCCAAGTCACCAATGGGGTTTCCGGTACGTAAGAGCCAAGAGGAGGTTCGTAAGGTCCGATGACGGGTCTGTACTTCCACTCTGCGTAGAGTTTCAGTGACCCAAAATTGCATCCGAGCTGCTTAGGAGCAAGAGCCGCAAGTTTCTCAAAAAACTCTTCTTCAGTTGTCGCACAGATGATTTCGCCCCAGATGTCAGCCTGGGTTCGCTCCGAGTCGTCCTTATCGCCGCCCGGCCGGTCGCACTGATCACCAATGATATAGTGCCCTTCCTTGTGCCCGGCGTACTTGCCGACGTAATCCCACCTGCGTCCAGGATTCGCCGAAAATCGCTTGATGTTCGCACGACGGCCTCCCACGTAGAAGAGTGCTCCAGCGTCGGGGTGAGAAAATGGCTCAGGCCACTGTACAAAACAGTGGAAATGAGGTTTGCCATTCTGGTGGAGCTCTCGACCAAGTCGGTACACTGCTCCAGTTCCGACAACTGCGTCGATAATGAGTTGAGGATCGAAATCGTTTGGACAATCGGAGTAGGTGAGTAGGACATATTCGACGGAATCCAGCTTGAACTTGCGAACCATAGTGAGGAATTTGCGGGCGAACTTAACACTGTAGCCCGCAAAAAAAAACATTCCGTCGGCTGGCCATAAATACGTGCTTCAACCCCAACCCCGCATTCAACCCCAAAGTTCACAATGCCCTACGCGAGACGGAGTTACGCTTACCGCCGCCCTTATCGCCCTTACCGCCCCACACCAAGACGGAGTTACGGAGTTAGACGTGCCTACCGCCGCCGCTACTAAACATGGTTTACCGAAGACGACGCGCGTATGGTGGGTCCCGCAAGAGGATCCTCAACGTTTCCTCGAAGAAGAAACAGGACACCATGGTGACGTGGACCAACACCACCGTCCAAAACCCCGTAGGCCAAGCCAACTACGGTGTTGCCAACGCCATCCTGGTCGGGGGTGAAAACTATCTGTTCTGTTGGGCAGCCACCGCCCGTGCAGCAACAGACTCAACTGGAATTGCCGGTGACCCCAACGATGATGCCATGCGCACAGCCAACACCGTGTACATGCGCGGCCTCAAGGAACGAGTCCACATCGAGACTAGCTCTGGCCGAGCCTGGCAGTGGCGTCGCATATGCTTTACGCTAAAGGGAAATGCCCTCACGCAGTTTGCCGCCCCTGGTACTCGCTTCGATGTTCTCACCAGCCAAGGAACTGTCCGCGTGGTCAACAATTTCGCTGGGTCCATTGGTGGAACCGCACTAGTGGATCTTCTATTTCAAGGAACTCAAGGCACAGACTGGGCCTCACTGATGTCAGCCAAGACCGACAATACGAGATGTAACATCAAGTACGACCGGTCCCGCACTATTCAATCAGGCAACGACAACGGCGTTATCCGACAAATCGACACTTGGCATCCCATGAATTCAACGCTCTATTACGACACTGAGGAACAAGGCGACGAAAGTGGTAGCGACAGGTACTGTGTCGATAACCGACAGGGTATGGGAGACTATTACGTGTTCGATTTCTTTACATCTGGTATCGGAGGAACCGTGGATGATCGCATGTCATTTGCTCCTGAAGCTACTCTTTACTGGCACGAAAGATAGACGTAGTCACCTCAACAAAATCACAGTTCTCCTCCATCCAATCAAAATCAGGTCTCTTGCCCATAGGGTAAGGGTCCAGCCTGGGGTCGGTGTTGCAAATCCAGATCGCCGGCTTACCCCACCTGATGTTCATCTTGTGCTTGTACTTGTCAGTCACCGTAAACTCGTATTGCCCCCCC